AATAACTGCAAGTGGGGGTGTATAGACATTGACCAATACCCGCTAGATCACAAGACTTTAGTTGAAAAGATTAGGCGGATGAAACTGCCTCTTGTGGTTTGTCGTTCTAAGAGTGGTGGAGCTCATTGTTTTCTGTTCACTAGTGAATGGATTGAAGCTAAGGAGATGCAACAGACGCTTCAGCATGTCTCCGCTGCTCTTGGATACGGACAAAGTGAAATTTTTCCAAAACAAATTAGATTACAACTAGAGCGTGGAGATGTAGGTAACTTTTTAAACCTACCTTATTACGACGCTGAGGGAGGCCTACGGTACGCTATAAAGGACGACGGCACCTCTGCGACCCTAGAAGAATTTATAGCGCTGTATGAGGCTCACAAGCAGACTTTAGAACAGGTCATGGCTCTACAGGTAGAAGACAAAACAGACACACCTATTAAAGACGGCCCACCTTGCCTCCAAACTCTTTGTGCAAGCAAAATATCCGAAGGTGGGCGAAACAATGGTTTATTCAATATAGCTGTATATCTTCGTAAAGCATATCCAGACAGCTGGGAGACAGAAATACTTACATACAACATGATGTATTTTGAACCACCCTTACCTTTGTCGGAGGTAAATATTGTAGCCTCACAAGCCAAAAGAAAAGATTATGCATATAAATGCAATGATTCACCTATAAACGCACATTGTAATAAAGAGTTGTGCCGAACAAGAAAGCATGGAGTTGGGTCAGCTGTACAAGGTGCTACCATAGCTAATCTTAGAAAATACAACTCAACACCTCCTGTGTGGTTTATGGATGTAAACTCGGAACCTCTTGAATTAGATACAGATGCTCTTCTATCACAGCCCACGTTTCAAAAGGCTTGTATGGAACAGCTTAACTTCATGCCTCGCACATTAGGTAAGCCCGCTTGGGAGTCTAGGATCAGCTCACTTTTAAACGAGATGAAAGAGAATGAAGCCGCCATTATCGAGGTAGCTGAGGATGCTAGTACTTCAGGACAGTTCTATGATTACTTAGAAGAGTTTTGTAGACATTTACAACAGGCTCAGGATAAAGAAGAAATACTTTTACGACGTCCTTGGACAAATGAAGAAGATCAATTAACATACTTTAGATTACGAGACTTTGAAAATTTTCTTAAAAAGAATAAATTTTTTGAATATAAGTCTCATAAGATTGCCCAACGCTTGCGAGATATTAACGGGTCCAGCACTGTTTTAAAAATACAAAACAGGTCCGTAAGATGTTGGGCAATACCAGCTTTTGAAAACGCAGACATGGAACTTAACCCGCCCCTTATGGACAAGAAAGAGGAGACACCATTCTAATGACAGATAAACCTATACTCGAAGACGTTCCTATGTTGAAAGCCGATGGCTTAGATGAAGCTATTATAGGTGTTGGATCACGTTGTGGTCAAAACGACATTCTTGTTTACGATTATGAGAAGTGTTGTGAGATATTTATGAAGCGAGAGGGCTGGTCTTACGAGGAAGCGGTTGAGTGGATGGACTTCAATGTAGTTGGAGCATGGTTGGGAGATGGCACTCCTATGTTTGTTTATCCCATAATTGACTGGCACGAAACAGTCGGAACAGAAACACCTCACTAATGTTTAGAATTTTTGGTCCTCCCGGTACAGGTAAAACTACCACTTTGCTTAACATGTTAGATAAAGCACTAGAAAGTGGAGTGCCTCCTACCAGTATAGCTTTTCTAGCTTTTACAAAAAAAGCAGCTACTGAAGCTAAGGAACGTGCTTCAGCTCGTTTCCATCTTGATCCAGAAAAAGATTTGTTTTATTTCCGTACCCTACACAGCTTGGCCTTGAATGCCAGTGGTATAAGGTCCGAACAAGTTATGAGTAAAGAACATTACAAGGAATTAAGTGATATTATCTCTATACCTTTAGTTTCAAAAACATCTCTTAATGATGATATCGTAGATAAACAAGCAACCGATCATCCTATTCTTAGTTTGATAAATTTAGCTCGACTATGTAAAACATCTTTGAGAAAACAATACAACAAATCTTCAATAGAGTTTGATTGGAACACTGTTAATTATGTAGACAAGTGTTACAAACAATATAAAAAACATTACGAGCTTTATGATTTTACAGACATGCTACAATGTTTTATTGACGAATCCGACATAGCTTGCCCCAAGTTTGATCTGGTTTTTCTTGATGAAGCTCAAGACCTAAGTCCCTTACAATGGGATATAGCTCACATACTTGATAGGAATGCTAAGAAAATGTATGCAGCTGGGGACGATGACCAAGCTATTTATAGATGGGCCGGAGCTGATGTAGAGCACTTTATTACACTAGATGGATCGAGTGAGACCTTATCGCAATCGTACCGCGTCCCACGGCGTATACATCGTATCGCGGAGACAATCGTATCCAGAATAAGTAATCGTTATCCAAAAAAATACAACCCTAAAAAAGAAGAAGGTAGTGTACAATACATAAGCCGGGTAGAAGATCTAAATGTTTCAGAAGGACAATGGCTTATTCTAGCTCAGGCGGGTTACATACTAATTCCCGTTGTTACGATGCTCAGGTCTTCTGGATACCTGTTCACTTATAAAGGCCATCGATCTATCTCCGCAAAGATATCCTCAGCTGTGAACGGTTGGGAGCAGATGCGAAAAGGTAAAAGCATCACTTTAGAAACCGTCAAAGATATTTACAGTTTTATGTCAACAGGTAATCGTATCAAGCGAGGCTTCAAGACAATGAGTGGAGCTGATGACAGTAATCTCTTTAATATAGCTGAGTTGCAAAAAGAATGGGGACTTATGGTAGGGGAAGAGTTGATTTGGAGAGACGCTCTTGATAGACTACCTGAAGAATCAAGGGCATATATTACAGCTATGCTTAGAAGGGGAGAAAAATTTAATGCAGAGCCTCGTATTACATTGTCCACGATCCACGGTTCTAAAGGGGGAGAATCAGAAAACGTAGTTGTGTTTACAGATTTGTCTACCTCAGCTGACAATGCTATGAGCGGGGGCAATGATGATTTACACAGAGTGTTCTATGTTGCCGTCACACGGGCTAAAGACAGTTTATTTATTGTGGAACCAGAAGATAGTAACAGGAGTTATGCAATATGATGAGACATGTAGAATATATGAAGATGAGGTTAAAAGAAGAAGAAATGAAAGATTTAGTTAATCACCCAGAACATTATACAAAAAGCTCTATAGAAACTATAGACATGATAGAATCCGTCACAGCTGAAGGTTTTCATTATTATCTGGAAGGAAATATAATGAAATATCTAACACGCTACAGACATAAAAATGGTATCCAAGATCTTAAAAAGGCTCAATGGTACCTTAACAAACTAATAGAGGTACAAAATGACACTTCAAATGGCGATGTTCACTCCTAAATCAGAATGGGTTCCACCACACGAACTACCCGATATTTTCGATGCCAAGACAATAGCTATAGATGTCGAGACAAAAGATCCAAATCTAAAGACAAAAGGTCCTGGATGGCCTACTGGAGACGGCGAAGTTGTCGGATATGCAGTAGCCGTGGACGGTTGGAAAGGCTATATACCTATTCGTCACGGCGGAGGTGGTAACATTGACGAGCGTATAGTCAATAACTGGATGAAAAAAGTCTGTGAATCACCCGCAGAAAAGATCATGCACAATGCTCAGTATGATGCCGGATGGCTCAGAAGAATGGGTTTTAAAGTCAATGGACGTATCGTGGATACAATGGTCATTGCATCTTTATTAGATGAAAACAGGTTTAGTTATAGTTTGAATGCTTTAGCTTTTGATTATCTTTCAAAAACAAAAAGTGAAAAGAACTTGACTGAAGCCGCTAGAGATTTCGGGGTCGATCCTAAAGCCGAGCTCTGGAAGCTCCCAAGTATGCATGTCGGGCCATACGCTGAAGTAGATGCCGAACTCACATTGGAGCTTTGGAACTTCTTCAAGCCTCTCATCACTAAAGAGGACCTTTGGAGCGTGGTTGATCTCGAACTTGATGTTCTCCCAGTACTTATAGATATGACTTGGAAAGGTGTTCGTATTGACAAAAACCGTGTCGAACGCACTAGAGATTTTCTTCTCAAAGAGGAAAAAGCTATGCTCGCTAAGATCAAGCATATAACCGGCATGAATGTAGAAGTATGGGCGGCACAATCCCTAGCCAAAGCTTTTGACACAGTTGGTATAAATTATCCCAAAACTGAAAAAGGTGCTCCATCTTTTACTAAATCCTTTCTGTCCGAGCATAATCACGAACTACCTAAGATGATACTAAGAACTCGCGATCTTAACAAGACCCACGGCACCTTTATAAATACAATTATGAAGCACACAGCTCACGATGGACGTATACATTCACATATAAATCAGATCCGATCCGATGATGGCGGTACCGTATCAGGCCGAATCAGTATGAGTAATCCTAATTTACAGCAAATTCCAGCTAGAGATCCTGAATTAGGACCCATGATTCGTTCTTTATTCCTACCGGAAGAGGGCGAAGAGTGGGCTAGTATAGACTTCTCGCAACAGGAACCACGGATCTTGGTCCATTATGCCCACGCTTACGGTAAATCTCAAGGACATGACATGAAGGGTGTACAAGAATTTGTCGATGGATACCAAAATGATCCTAATATGGACTTTCATACCATGGTGGCTGACATGGCTAAAATACCTCGTAAGCAAGCTAAAACTATAAATTTGGGTATGATGTATGGCATGGGGGTCAATAAGCTCTCAGACCAGCTCGATATCCCCGTAGATGAGGCTAAAAAACTGGTTAGTCAGTATCACGAACGGGTGCCTTTCGTTAAAATGCTCATGCATGGTGTGATGAATAAGCTCAATGCACGTCAAAGCTCCGGGTCAATCCGATCTATTTTAGGTAGAAAATGCCGATTTGATCTTTGGGAACCAGACACCTTCGCTATGAATAAGGCCTTGCCTTATAAAGAAGCACTCAATGAACACGGCCCAACGACCAGATTAAAGAGAGCCTACACATATAAAGCCTTGAACCGCTTAATTCAGGCTTCAGCTGCGGATATGACTAAAAAAGCAATGGTAGATATCCACAAGCTGGGGATAACTCCGCTCATTCAGATCCATGATGAGGTTGCTGTCTCCGTTTCTTCTAAAGAACAGGTCAAGGCAATCGTTCATGCTATGGAAAATGCCGTGCCGTTAGGTGTTCCAAGCAAAGTTGACGTGGAAATAGGACCATCTTGGGGCGAATCAAAATAAATATTGACGTGATTGTATATTCTCGCATATAATCCCGTAAAACAAAAGGATTTATGCGATATGGATACCGAAAAATGGAAAAGCATCTTAGTTCCTAAAGACGTTTACTTAGAAATTAAGAAAATTGCAGCCAAAGAAGGTCGAACTTTGGGTGGACAACTACGGTTCATCTACTCTCAATATGTTTCTGAGGAACAACAGAGAGTAAAAGAACTCGTAGATGCCGAAATGACTTTAAGAAAAGCCAAAGATCACTCAGCGGCTAACTGAATATCCTTATTTTGCATTAATTTAGACGCTTCTACACCTATATTATATAAAGCATCTGTCATAGGTCCATCAGATGCTTTTTTACCTCTACCGGATAAAAAAACCTCTACTGGAATAGCTGTTTCTGGATGAAAAGAGACGGTCACAGCTAAACCTTCTCCTACGTCCGTGGTAATACACGGTCTTCTGTTTGGTAAATTTTTCATATATTTCTCCTCTGAATTAAACATTATATAAAATATTTTTTTAATTCATAGTCTTGACTTTCACTTTTTTTTAAAAACATGCTACAATGCGGTATGGACCCTGTTACTATCTCGCTCGCGATGGGAATCGCGACAAAATCTTTTGAGGCTATTAAAGCCGGTTTCTCCGCCGCTCGTGATATTGAGCAAATGAGCGGAGACATTGGCCGTTGGATGGGAGCTGTTTCTGATATTGACAATGCTGAAAAACAAGCGAAAAATCCTCCCCTGTTTGGCAAATTGTTTAAAGCTGGATCGATTGAGGAAGCAGCTCTCGCTGCTTATGCAGCCAAGAAGAAACTTGAGGAACAAAGGTACGAACTCAAGATGTTTCTGAACTTGACCCACGGCCCAGGAGCTTACGAAGAGCTCCTAGCCATGGAAGGTCAAATAAGAAAAGAACGCCAAAGAACTATTTATGCACAACAAAAATTAAGAAGACAGGTAGGAGAGGGGATTGCTTGGTTAGTTGTAGCTTCTATCGTAGGAGGTCTTGCTTTATTAGTTGCTTCCGTCTGGTCTAAAAAAGCTTCCGCATATGAATATAAATCCAAACAATACACCAAACAACAACTCAAGAATCAAGGTAAGGCTGACAAAATTAAATACACAACGTGTCGATTGACAAAAAGAATTACCTCTAAATCAGGTCAAATGGCTTGTATTTATCAAGGTGGAAACAAAACTTACGAGTTGATGATCGAGTCGTGGTGCCCGAAACAATACAAATGTGTCTATAACCCGTGGCAAATCGAGCCCAACATAGACGATGTAGTCAATTCTTTGAATAATGCGGTAAAAAACAAATGAGTAAATGTATTGGTATTTGTAAATTAGATGAAAAAAAGATTTGCATCGGTTGCAACCGGAGCATCGAAGAAATTAAACAAGCTTATAAGAGTAAATGACGGTATTTAATTCAGATGATCTTACACTTGATATGGATAACAGCTCTAAAAGCACCGTCTACTTTAAAAATGTTCTGTTATTTATAGGGGATAGTCGTATAGCTATAAAAATTTTTTGCAAAAACTGTTCTAACGAAGCTTTAAGAGCCAAATTAAAAAAATATAAATATATTAATATATGGGATTGACGATATAGGGTTTTTTTAGTAATGTCTAATAGCGCTCTGGAGAGATACTCAAGCAAACGATTCAATGTACTCCTATTCATTGAGGTTAAATTGCAAAAAATAGAAGCCCGTGAAGCTATCCTTCACGGGTTTTCTGTTATATGAGCAGTAGATGGTCCAGATCTCGATCTCGATTGAGAGATTATGTCAATCAATGTAAAATAGAACGCGGCTGTGAAAAATGTGGCTACAACGCAAAAGCCATAAATCTGCAATGGCATCACGCGGCCCCCGAGTCAAAATACAAATCGGTTGCACAAATTGTTAGTGAAGACAGAAATATAGATAAAATTAACGAAGAAATAGAAAAATGTATTTGTCTTTGTAAAGTTTGTCATGCAAAAATAGAAATGTGATTTTTAAACTTGACATAGTATGCGATAAATCTTATTGATTATAAAAACAACTAATGACTTGGAGGTCACAATGACGAAAAAAACACAATGGCAATTAGATCATGAAGAAAAAGTTAAGCTTAGAAATAAAGCTATGAAGTCTTTGACAGAAGCTCAAAGAGAAGCTGTCGAAGAGACACATAAAATTTTATGTGATGTTCTTCAAACCATACATGACATGGATGATTTGTGCTTATCAGATATAAGAAACCTAAGTACTGTTATGTGGAATCTCAAACATGAATTTAATTTGAGGCTTCGAGATGATTAGAGAACAAGAAGGTAAGTTTAGCTGTACCGATTGTGGCTACATCTACAGCTCCATGCTTGCAGACGACGAAGTTCCTGAGACTTGCAGTCAATGTTATATTTATGATAGAGAATGTGAAGACTGTGGTGCTAAAACTTGTGCCGAAGTTGCTTTCTTTTTTGATGACAAAATATTTTGTGAGGACTGTTGTCCTGAAGAATATGGAGCTTAATATGAAAGATGATCGACTTAACGACGTCCACGAAGAATATAAAAGACTTAGGTCTCTTCAATATAATTATGAGTGGGCGGATAAACCTGAAGCAGCTCGTATTTATCAACTTCAGGCCCTAGAAAAGAAAAAACTTCTAAATGATGGTATTTTCTTTGAGCCTAACTTTTGAGGAAAAAATGAAAGAAGAAGATCCCATTGTAACACTTAGCCGTACCTTGAAGAAAGATCCACGGCTCATATATCTCTTTGAAGAAATTAAGCCTAGGGATGAAAAAACAACGATTAAAGTGTTACGATGGTGTCTTGCAAAAGTCGTGGCCCACGGTAAAGCTTTAAGGCGTAATCGTAAAAGACTTAAAGATGAACAAATTCACACCTTAGTGCGATGTCAGGAAATGGCCAAAAACATAGAACTTATTATCGATTATATAGAAACGGAAGATATTTAAATGAATGATTGGATTAAGATCGATGAAATGCCATTATGGGCAGAGGCTATATTAGAAATAGAAGCCGTAATTAATGAAGAAGTCTCACGCCTTAAAAAGAAAGGCGATGAAGAAAATGTAGCTTTGTTAAGAAAAAGCCTAATTGTTATTAAAAGAGGATACTAATGAATAATTTAAAAAATGTAGATTGTTGTAGAGAATGCGGAGATGAACTTAGAAAAGTAAAACACGCTAGACAAAAACAAAATTTATGTCCCGAATGCAGAGGACTTAGACAGTCCACAAGCCAAGCCATTCGAGACGTAACCGAACAACTCCAAAAAAGAAATGCAAACCTCGTCGATGACGATGACTGGTCAACACAAGACGATCCACGGGCCGTAGCTGAAAAAGACTATGGACGTGTTAATCGTGTATCAAATGCAGCTCCTACCGAAACAACCCTCAGCGAACTCTTTTAATGGCCGAACTCATATGCAACCTACCAGCACAAAAAGTATTTGTGAGAAAAGAATATCTCCGTGATCTGAAAGATGGTCACGGCGAATTTGTCGAAGGCGTTTGGATATCAGCTAAGTCTATTCCTGGAAGAGCCTTTTATTTCGAGACATTTCTACCTCAATATGGGGCTTTGTTCGATAAACTACCCATTAGTGCTTTTGTCTCACGGCCCACGGCTCCCGATCCCGATATGACACTCAATAATCTTCAGTTCTGGAATTGTATGGATTACGGCGTTACAGCTATCTGTAAGCAATTTATAGGGTCAATGGACTTTGAAGTCCTAACAAGAGACCACGGCGTACAAAAAGGTACTTATATCGCTACCCTAGATAACTATCACATAGATGTTAACACAATAGATTATAGTACAGCTGAAACACCTGATGAGCATAAATCTTTTAATCTGCTTCAGCTCAATAATGGGCAGTTCTGTTTGTATCCTAATAATCGGATGAGAGTTTATGACAATAGTCTCACGCCTCACGAGCCAAAGATGCCTGATTTTAAAGTTAGTACTATTGAGTATCAGGTTGAGAATGGAAACAATACGAGACTCGGAGATACTGACGAATACTTCTGGAAAACGAAACAAGAAAAGTAGTTACATTTATTACTCCCCTTTATATATAGAGCTGAAAATAAAAAAAATATTTTTTATTAAAAATAGGTGTAACTGGTGTAACTTATGTAACTTCCCTCTGTAACCCTTTATATACAACAAATTTATGGTTACATATTTGGTTACATATTTAATTTTAAAAATGTAACTTTACAGTATTAAATCGATTTTGGCTTTACTAAGGCCGAAAAAGTTTTTTGCAAAAAAATATTTTCTGGTATATATATAAATAATGAATAATTTAAAGCCTTTGAAAAAAGGTCGTGGAAGACCAAAAGCTGACCTACATAGTAAGCTCACTAGAAAGCAAGAGAAGTTTGTAAAAGAACTTGTTTCTAATGATGGAATGATAACTTTGAGAGAGGCCGCAATCAATGCGGGCTATCCAGCTTCTTCAGCTCACACTAGAGCTTATGAAATGACTAACCCTGAAATTTGCCCTCACATATGCCGAGCTATTCAAGCTTATAGAGATGAGCTAGATGAAAAATATGGTATTAATTTTAAAAGACATCTACGAGACTTACAAAGAATAAGAGATTTGGCTATAGAGAATGGAGCATACTCAGCCGCCGTTCAGGCAGAATATAGACGAGGCCAAGCTAATGGTAACATCTATATAAATAAATCTGAAATCCGTCA